CCGTGTTTGGTTAGCTCAATTTCATAATGGGGGTAATTTCTTTCCTGGTAATCGATCCATGAAAAAAATGTCTGTTACCTTTGAATCCACTGCTCCTGGTGTCTCTACAGACATTATGAAAATGCAAAATTTACCAGTTTCATTTTTTTCAGATGCCTTACAAAAATTAAGTAGCGGCCATGAAAGTTGGATCATAAATGTAGATACAGAAGACGATTACGCTTTACAATCTTTTTGGTCTAATCGAGGAATCAATTCCGTTTATCTTTTTCCTATTGTTTGTATTCAAGGGGGTTTTGTTGGTATTTTAGGGGTCGACTTTGTTAAAAAGTGTGACGTATTAAATGATCAAACCCACGATCATTTAAAAAAGAAAGCTCATCTATTATCTGGGTATGTAGCTCAACTTTCTACGGAAGACAATAAGTAATCTACATATGAATAAGATATTCGGTCTTTTGGTCTGCACTTTATTTTTAACCTCTTGCACCGTTTATACTGAAAAACAGTCCGAGGCTTTATCTCAATCCGTTTATGCTACCAAAGACTCTATCAATGAAGCCCGTATTGATTTAGCTGACAAATATTCTGAACAAGCTTCTAGAATCGTAAAACCCCCTAAAAAAAGAATCAACATACAAGGGATTTATAAAACAACAGAACATTTCAACGAGTCTGTATCTAATAGCAATAATAAAATTGTATCAAGAGATAGGGTAGTTATTGTTCCTGAAAAATTTAAAAATCAAACTGTTATAGTAGTAAGTTCGCAAGAATATCAACAATTGCTTAAAGACAAAGATGTCTTTGTGCAACTTCAAAAAGATCATTCTAATCTTCAGGAGCATGTTAAAAACGTCGACGAGGAACTTACTAAGCAAGAAAATTATAACAATAAAATGATACAAGATCTTAATAGAATGCAAAAACAATTGGTTGAAAAGGATTTAGCTATTCTTAAAAGAAACATTCTTATTGTTGTTTTAATATTAACAATTGGTGGAGGTGTTTATTTGAGAATGAAAGGGGTTTTATAATATGGAAACAATTGTTAAATGGGCTGAAAAATATAAAGCGTGGTCTATGGAAAATCCAGTTAAAAGTATTTTTTTGATGGGTTTCGTTTTAGGTTTTATTGTGGGGGCTGTTTTATGTTAGGTAAATTAAAAGGTATTTTGGACAACATGACTTGGTACCTTCGTTCTGGGGTAAGCCCTAATACGAAAAATGTTTCTAATTTAGAAGAATTAAAAAACATGAATCACATGGCTTCTAAAAAATTTGCTATGACCATGGTTGCTGTAGCCATTATTGCGTTTATGTATTTTGCGTCTGTGTTGTTTTTATTTCTTTTGCCAGGTGACCCTTTTGTTTCTGCTTTAGTTAATATGTATAAAGACATGATTGTGGCTGTTGCTAGTATCGTAGCGACTTTAGTAGGTATTCAAGGATTAGTCGACTGGAAACATGATTCAGACTCTAAAGTTTCTTTGTCCAGTGAATATATTAAAGAAGAGGTAGATCAAAAAATTATAGAACAATACGCAGAAAAATACAAAGATGACCCGTCTTATGCTCCTTTAAAATGGATAGAAGAAAAAATTGTTTAATATGAATACTTGGCCTAAACAAAATTATCAATCTATGGTAAACTTTTACGGTCCTGTGGGCACTAATATGACTTCTTTAGAATTACCATATACTCTTAAATTAGCCTGGGATACAAAAGTGACAGTCAAAAAGGTTACCTGCCATCAAAAAGTTGCAAATTCTTTATACACTATTTTTGAAAAAACCTTAAAACTTTATGGTGAAGGTGAATTAAGAAAATTAAGATTAGATTATTTCGGGGGTTGTTTAAATGTTCGTAAAATGAGAGGGAGCACTACTTCTTGGTCTATTCATTCCTGGGGTGCTGCTGTAGATCTGGATCCAGATAGAAACACTTTAAGAATGACGAGTAGCCACGCTTCTTTCGCAAAAAAAGAATACGAACCTTTTTGGGGTATCGTGGAGTCTGAAGGATGGGTAAGTTTAGGTCGTGCTCGTGGCTACGATTACATGCACATGCAGGCTGCTTTACTTTAAAACAATTCTTTAATAATAGTTTTAAAATACAACCACTCTCTTAAACAAAAGAGGTATACGATTTCTGGAAAATTGATAGTAAAATAATAAACGAAAAATATAGTAAAAAAGATTTTCTTTCTCATAATTATTATATAATGAAAAAATTTGATTTAGTCTATTCTGAGTTGTTAAAAGAATTTAATGTAGAAGACCGGAATGACCCTTCTTTTTATGATTATGTTGTTATTTTATTACAACAAATCAAACAAAAAAATTTGTTGGACCCTAACAAATTAACAGATGTTCGTAAAACAGCTATGGATATCGTCCGTAAAGGGTATTTTAATTTTATTGACGAAAAAACTGGGGTTTCTCAAAAAATAGATTTTATTTTTAAGGGTGGTGAAAACACAGTCAAGTCTCCTGAAAATCAATCAACTAATAATTTAACAGTTCGGGTTACTTCTGTCCCTCCTCAAAAAGATGAAAAACCTAAAGTCATAGATAATACCTATGACGAGGACTCTATATCAGAAATTGTCGATTATTTAGAAACCAAACAAACAGAAGCTAAGAACCAACAAACAGCAGGAATTGAAACACCAGCACAAGTAGGAGAAACTCCTTCTCAATTACCAGGCACACAGCAACCAGCTGATACTTCTCAATACCTTAAAGGTCTTTAAGAAATAAAATCTTCGAAGTCTTCAGGATCTAAATCTTGAATTTTTGTTTGAAGATATTCAATAGCATATTCAATCTCTTTGAGAGTATTGAATTCATTTTTAAAAATTTCAAAGATAGCTTCGTCAATAGCGGTATCTACAAAGCATTCAATTTCGTTTTTTGATAGTGGCATAATTTTTTTTTATTTATGCGGGGTTCATTTCTTTGTTGAAATTTTCTTTATCACTATAAAAACAATATACTACAAACCGATGATCCTGATTTAACATGACATCTGTTGATGTGTCTTGAAACCCTAAAAAGTCAAACTCTTCTAAATAATTGTCTATTAGACCACAAATAACCATAACATAATTTTTATGCATTTGTGGCCCCATCTTAACTGCATTATACCAAAAGGGTGAACTAGGATGGTCGATGTATTGAGTATAACACTTAGAAGCTCCTAAAAGAATACACCTTTCTTTAAGTTCCTCATTTAACTGAAAAGCAGTCACTTTAGAACGTCTGTGGGATTCGCTGGTTTAAAATTATTATACCAAGGAAAATGATATTGATCTGGATCTTCTTTCTTTTCTTTTTGAGAACAAAATTCCAAAGAAAATGATTTAATAATTAAATCCAATTTATTTTCAATGCGCTCAAGTTGTTTAAGGAAATTTTTATCCATATTAAAAATAATTTAAAACAAAGAAAGAAATAATCAAGGATGGTTACAACTTACCACCGGTTCGGCATGTAGCATTTTCACCGAGGAGATTATGCCAAGCTTCACGAACTTCTTCTCGAAGGATGTCTGCCGAAGGTTCTTTAATAGCTCCTGTTCTAAACCCTGAACAGGTTAGATAATTCAAAAGACGACGAACCCTCCAAGGATTTTCCTTATCCACTTCAAAGTAATTTCGCATTCTTTGAACACACTCTTTACCTTTGACTGCCCACTTTCCTTTGAGCCAGAGACGCAAGGTCTGCCACTCAGGGTCATCTACAACTACTTGAATGTTTGTCGCTTTAACTTGACGAGCCAACTCTTGTGTTTCTTTAGTAATCATATCTTGAAAATTAAATAGTATTTTGTAAAAAGTGTCACGCTTTAATGAAAAGATTTTTTTTGTTCTTCAGTTTTAAAATCCATCCAAATAGGACAAATATATCGCTTACCCATTTTCAAATGTTCTTCTAATTCTTTTTCAATGCGATTAGCCTCTTCTAATCGACCTTGTTCTCTAAGAATTTTAGCAGTTTTTTTAACCCTAACTCGCCCAGTCAATTTATACTTTTTGACTCGTTGATGGTCTGGTGTAACCTTATAACCATACTTTTCGAATATATCCTCAGCTGTATAAGGCTTGTCTTTGAGTTCCCATACAGCGTAAAAACGCTTTTTAGTGCTTCCCATCATGTAGTTATTGCAATAAACCTTTTTGCCGTTTGGTGTGATCATATTGATTCGGTATTTTCCGATACCCAATCTCATGTTTCCTGTGGTATAAAAAGCCGTTTTTTCTGTGACCTCTATAGGTTCGTGAGTCTCAGCATCAAAAACATAAGCTCCTGGAGGTGCCCAAAGATTCATATCTTTGAATACTTGACCCTGATAGTTAGCTAATTTACAGAATGCCATAATGAGAGTATGGCAAATTTATGAGATTATAGCAACCTTAAATTTTGGAAAATGAAACTCCGACAGAAAAGGCTTGTTCACTCATTGTCAAATAGACAGCTGGAGATTTTTCAATTAAAAATTGAAAAACATTTTTCAACCTATCACCCAAAGAAGAATCTTTCGTGAATGAATAGTAAATCATATTTTTTGTATTGTCATTGAGGAATAAAATTCCAGAAAACCTTTTCATTTCTTGATAACCTACAATATGTAAAGCAGTAATAAGATAGTCAAATTTTGCGGTTAATCCTGTTTCACTGAATAATTGTGATTTATTACTGACAATTATTTCGTAGATTGCTTCTCTTAATTCTTCTAAAGGTAAATTTTCATAAGATCTGGAAGCCAAAATTCCTTCTGTTAATTGCTCGTCTGTTAACTCTTTAAAAGAAGTAAAAAAACTTTCTAAGGCTGGTCTATATGTATTTTTAATTTTTTTCTCTTTAATTTTTAAAACCTTTTCAATACCAGATTTAATAGCATTTTTTTGAACTTGTTGTATTTTAGATTTGTCTATAAGATCTTCAAACTCTTTAAAAGATTCTAGTTCATCCAATTTTAAGATTATTTGTCGAAGTCCTACTAAATCAGACTCCTGTGTTTTTCTTTTAAGTTCTCTTTCTTTTAAGATGCTGTTTATAGTGTTTTTAATGCTTTGTTTAGCTCGATTTAAAATCTTTTCTGGTAACGAGGTAGTACCTTCCGACGATTGGGTGTATATATCATTCAATAACGCAGGTGTCTTATTGTTAACAAATGCATCTCCTCCCATCGTCCCTCCTAACCCTTTTACTTCAACGTGACCCAGAGTATCAAAATACAAATCACCCGTTGTTCCTTTTTTAGAATCAGAAATAAGGGTAAACATTAATTCACCCTTTCCTACACTGGTTTTGCCTTTAGTTTTTATATCCCAAAGTTTGTTAGCAACAGACAACCCATCTTTGTCTTTAAAGAAATTATTAAACCAATCAGGAATTAATTGAGATAGTGAAATATTTTTTTTAACATTATTAGAAAAAAATTGCTCAACATAAGAATCATTTTGATTAGCAAATTGTTTATATTTTATTAAATTTTCTAACACTAATTCTTTATTCGCAAATATTTGCAATGTTTTTTCTAACAGTTCTGGATACTCACTCATATCTTTTTTGCCTTTACCTGCCCAATTTTTATCCCTTAGAACTTCATCAATAATTTGTGTTACGTTAATTTTTTTACCTTCTATTTCAGTTGATGTTTCTTTTCTAATTTCCGATTTTATTTTACTAGCTACTGTATCAGAGACTTTAAATTCTTCTACGTCACCGACAGGTTTTCCTTCTGCATCTCGGTCTTGCATTAAGATATCTGCATCTTCATTGATTTGTTCTAAAATAACCCGATAGTAAGCTTGTTTGAGATTTTGTGGTTTATTGGAAGGAGGAGCTGTTTGATTTCTTACAGACTCATAAACCTTAGACAAAAAGTAATCTTGTGACATCGTTTAATATTTAACTTTGAATGATAAATAATAACGATGCTATTGAAAGTATCAACATTTTATTATTCATCAGCAACAGGCAACCTTTGTAGGTTGCTTTTTTTTATACCATGAAAAAAATTAAAAAAACAAAAATTATTAACCCGACTAATTCAGAAGCCACTAAAGATACCTCTCCAAGAGTTCATCAAAGAGAGAAAATAGATTATGTTTTAAATTTGAGAGGGTTAGATTGGACAGAAAAACAAAAAGCTTTTATAGAATTAGCTACTCATAAAGATACCAGAATTGTGTTTCTTTCTGGTCCAGCTGGTACTTCTAAATCTATATTAGCAGTATATTCTGCTTTAGAACTTTTGAATTCTAAAAGAATTAGTGACATCATTTATGTGCGAACTATTGTAGAGAGTGCTGCTCATTCTATGGGCACACTTCCAGGAGATGCAGATCAAAAATTACAATTTTTCGTTTCTGTTCTTAATGATAAATTAGAAGAATTGCTTCCTTCTGGTGATATTAAAAGACTTCATGCTGATGAAAGAGTTAAAGGAATGCCTGTCAATTATCTTCGAGGGGCGTCTTATAATGCTAAAGCAGTTATCGTGGACGAAGCTCAAAACGCCAATTTTTCAGAATTATTAACTTCTTTGACTCGTATCGGTAAATTCACCAAATATTTCATTTTGGGTGACCCCATGCAAACAGATTTGAAACATAAAGAGCAATCAGGTTTCAAAGCTATGTTTGATTTGTTCAATGATGAGGAATCTCAAAAACAAGGCATCTATTGTGTAGAGTTTACTAAAGAAGATATTATGAGATCTGAAATTCTTAAATTCATTATTGAGAAGGTTCAACTCTATCGTGAGACTAAAATCTCATAAGTATTTTTATGCCGTTGGCATTAATAGAAGAACTTTACGGAAAGAAAGAATGTAAAACAATTAAAGAATTGTTTTTAGAAGATCCTTCCTCCCGTTTGTCTTTAAGAGAGGCTATAGGTAATAAAATTGTTTTAGAGAAAGACAAAATTCTCACCACGAATGCATTGGATATTATATGTCTTCTTTGTTTGACTGCTAAATTTGCTTCTTCTGAAGATGAATGCCATCGAGTAGCTATAACCATATATCAATTTTTAGATAAACCCAAAGAGGTACTTCCTTCTTTAATTGACGATGAAGGTTTAGAATTCGCATCTAAAACCTTGATGGCCTTGTCTTTTAGAGTTAAGGCTATGGAAAATAGATGGAAATACCATGGAGCTCCTTCTCCTTCTTTTTATCGTCAAGTATCTAAAAGCGTTTTTATCAGTCACGAACAAAAGGATATAGCAGCCCATCATGAGCAATGGGAAGGGTTTTTAGGAGAACTTTTTATTTAAAGACATAAATTATTTCATGACTTCTAATACCATTGTAGATCAGTTATCTTCTCTTTTAACTGCTACTTTAACTTCTTTACAGACTCCAGAATTTTTAGAATTTAAAAACGACCTTACATCTTTTACTCACACTATTACTTCTTTAGAACAAGAAATGACCGCCTCATTGAGTGCAGTACCGGTTCATCCTTATGAGAGATTAAAATATAGTTATTTCGGACCAAACCATGAATTTAAAAAAATTGAAGATCTACAAGAACCTGATGAAATTCCTTTAGATAATTGTTTAGAGTATATTAAAAGTAAAAATAAAGAATTAATGTCTACTTCTTTTCATAATTTAACCTGTTGTGTGGAAGAAAGAGTAGATACAGCATTCACACAAATGTCTTGTGATTGTGTAGTTCCAGATTATGATAAACAAAAAAATTATATCGAGTTTGTGGAAATGGTGCGTAATATTCCCTTGGATTCTATTACAGACTTTAATTATCTACCTATCGCTAAGAAAATCATTTCCGAATATATTAAAGTAGTTTAGGCGTTTGAATAAGGGTCTACATTTGAAAACAAACTAGTTCCTGCTTTAATTACTCCCCCTACACCACCAACCAGTTTTGTTAAAAGATTTCCGTTCTCTGTAGGGCCACAAGGAACTTTACTATTTCCACCAGCTGCTTCGAATTTTTGTCTAACCACTTCTGCTGTAGAATTACCATCGTGGCTTATCGCAGGTACTGTCATATCATGAGTATGGGGAGAGTCTGGTAAAGCATGGGCGTGTGGGAAATTATAAACCAAACCAGGACCAGCGGAGGTAATACATATTCCTGTTGGTGTTGTTTCTATGCTTTGAATAGCATAGATTAAATTAGCCATATTATTGTTATTTTTTAATATGCTTCTAGGGTTTAATGGACTCATGCTGCTAGCTAGATTAATATCTGTGGTACTATCTTGAAACCATTTAATTAAATTTTGTACAGCCAATTTTGTAAATCCAATTGACATACCTGACCACTTAGCAGGTCCTGTAATATAGTCTGTAGTACCAGCTGCTACTTTAGAGGAGGTTTGGGTAGAAGGCATAGTGAGAGAAGCACAATACATATTTTCTATGTAACCACCTCCTGCTTTAAGATTTCCAGAACAAGAAGCAGAACCTTGAATGACAACCTCTCCGGCTTGACCTGAAGGAGTTAAAGCAATGCTCTTACCATTAACCTGTAAATGATCTCCTTCAATAACAGTAGGACCTCCACTTCCTCCTACCGTGACTTCAGCTCCAGTTAAACGAACTTGAGAACCGTCAATGTTAATTGGACCGTGAGACCCGATTTCAATACCTTGCGACCCGGCCGTCAATTTAAATTTATTACCACACTGAATATAATAAAGACCACCCCCATTAGAAGGGACGTTGTTGCCAGTAATGACGTTAGTACCTTTACCTTTCTCTGGTCCTTGAGGGATACCAGCAGCCTTTTCTTTGACCTCTTGGCTAGTTGGATTAGCCCCCTTACCCTTGTGAGTTGTTACGCTAGGGGCATTATTAAGGGTAGTACCAACAATCGTAACCTTAACCCCAGAAATCCTTTCCAACATATTACCACCAGGAGAATTACCTCTTTTCAGGTTAAGTTCTTCGATCTTGTCAGCCACGCTAGCCAAATAATTAGCTGCAGCTTTATCTGCATCGGCTGTATCTGTGACATCTTCAATTTGACCAGACCCTCCGCAAGTCTTACATTTACCCTTTAACGCTTCCTTACGTGAGACTGTTTTTTGACCACCAGTTAAAGCCCCTAATAGATCTCCAATAGATGTTAAAAAATTTTGTACTCTCGGAAATAAAGGTTGAGAAGAAGTTCCTCTTCCGTTTTGTGTCGCTAAAACTTCTCCTTTACAGTAAGGGCAGGGTACTTTTCTTTTTGCCATAGATATTAATAATTTAACCGGATTAGGAGTTTCCTGCTTCGGTTTTTATCTTCATAGCTTCGTTAATATATTTTTGAATTTCATCTGAAGCATCAATAGCTTCTTGAGACCAATTTCCGACACTAATGATTAAATCTTGTTCTGCATAAGTATTGTAATCTCCACGAACTCTGACTTCTTTGTTAGCTTCTGTGATGTCTTGGTGATCTGCCATAACCCTACTAACATGATCATAAGGAGAATAAAATTCTGTATGGTTTTTAAGGAAAGTAAAATGAGATCCATTTTTACCGTAAAGTTGGAATAAAAATTCTGCGCCTAACGGAGATTCATCTGTCGACATAGCAGACCGGATACCTCCACCATAAGCGTTCCAAGACATAGCTTCTGTGCCTGGAATAGCTCCAGTGGGTGCTGCATTAGGTGCATCTGGAAATTGACCATCAGCTTGAGGATTAGTGATACCGGCTCCTACGCCAGGAGAAGCATGCCCGAACATAGCTTGCCATTCTTTTTGACCATAAGAAGCAGCAAAATAAACAGGAAATAAAGGGTTACCCTCTCTAAAGAAAACCCAAACTGCTTGACCTTCTGAAGCATAACCAAACATACCTAAAGCTTGGTTATTTGTATTAGGTCCAGCTACACCAGGATGAGAAGTGGGGTTTTTAATAGTAGGTGCAGAAATAGCAGCAGTAGCATCGAAACTGTCGACCTTCCCGTTACTAACGTCAACTTTAATTTTATCCATTGACGTTTTGGCAAAATAACCCCCAGCGCCCTTTCCGTTTGGCATTTCAATTCTTCCGTGTTTTAAAACTTGTTTTTCATGAATAGCAATAGCGGCATCTATATTAAATTTAGGATCAAATAATTTTTCTTGGAGCTGTGCGTCTGTTAAACCTTTACCTACACCGTAAAGTCTTACGGACTCTACAGACACCTGAAAAAGACCAGAGGATAATACTTTTTCTCCTTTTTTATTTGTAAAGCCTTCTGTAAATGTTTTGTTTGCTATGAATGAAGATTCTTTTTCTGATAACTTTGTGAGATAGTTAGCCCACGAATTTGCGGAGCCATCGACCCCGTATTTTGAACCGTCACTAGGTACAACCCCTTTTCCATCATTAGCTTGAGTCAGAGGAGAAGATGCTAATCGTTCTTTTAAATAATTTTTTAAATCATTGGGATTTACTGTATTGTTTGGTCCTATTTTTAAATCTGCACCACCAGAAAAACTACTTCTAGCATCACTAGCTCTATCAAGACTACCAAACCCAGTAGGACTTGTTGAAGAACCACCTGAAGCCAAACTTGAACTTTGGTCTCCAAAAGATTGAGTAGATGCTAATTGTTGATCATAACTCGCTGCTAATTCTTCCTCATTCTTTCCAGCGGTACCTGGATCTGGAGTCATGTTGGTAGTAGAAGCTTGAGCATCTGCTGAGGGATTAGTGGTCGGTACACCCAATTTTTGTAAAGCTTTAGCTTTAACATCTGGTGGGGGAACATAACAAACACCAGTAAAACCGTTAATATTTCTTCTACCAGCAGCTCCAGAGCCCCCAGCAGGAGTTGTAACTGCCCCTAAACCAAAATGATAGACTTTTTTTCCGCTAGCATCAGTGCCCACCATTTCTACGTGACCGTAAGGATTCCCTTGAACCGCATTATAAGATATGACTGCGCCGGGTGGTGCATCTTCAGGCCGACTGATTTTTACCTCCTGCCATCCCTTAGCTTTCATGATGGTTCCGTAATTTTTACCATCTCTTCTACCATCTGGAGATCCTGCTCTTATTTCAGCTTCCGAATACCCATAAACTCCTTCTAAAATTTCTCCTACAGCAGTTCCGCATTTTCCAGAAGCATAGCTGTATTTTGAAGCAGCATTAGACAATGCTAAATCTCCTGCTTTGTCTCCTGGGGGTACCTGATCTATTCCTAAAGCCGCTTTACCCGCATCCAAAGCGGCACGACCTGCATCTACTACAGCACTACCCACATTACGAAGAACCTCAGAAGCTTGTCCTAACACACTGGGTTTATAAGAAGGAGAAGATCCTGTAATAGGAACTGCACATTCTGCCCAAGGAAGAATTTGTTGTAATCGTTGTAAAATTTCTGGATTTAAAGATCCTTCTAATCCTTCTCCGATTACTTCAAAACTAATATCTTCTCCTTGTTCATTCCAAAGTTCATAAAGAGCCGGCATGATATTAGGAATAAAAATTTGTGTTCTTCCTCTGCCTTCGGGATCTTTGTCTCCTCCTGTGATTACTACTCCTAGGTAATTTCCGTAAAATTCTTTCATATGTTACATTAAGCTTTTTGAGCTTTTTGATATTGTGGTTGTTTGTCTCTATTTTGATACAAGTGATGACTAGCCACAGTATCTCCTTCTCCTAATAATTTAGGTTCCTGGCTTTCTGGTGTCTCGGCTTGTCCTGCTAATAAAGGAGCTAAAATAGGTAATTGTTGTTGAAACTTGCTCATTAAATTGTTTAACACATCTCCTTGTGTGTCCTTTAAAGACGAACCAAAACCATAACCCATATTTCCAGTATAACCTAAACCTGTCATACTGGATATTTTATCAAATCCTTGAGCTAATTGAGGAGGTAAGAATTGTTTAATCATGTCGGTTGGGTTTTTTATACCATCAACAAAACCACTTACTTCCTCCGGTAAAAATTGACCTAACAATTTTTCTGGATCATTTAAGTTGTTTAAAACGTTTGTTACATCCGTGGGTAAAAATGAAGTTGCAAAGTCTAAAGGGTTGTTTAATACTTGAGTAAATTGATCTGTAAATCCTGTAATTTGACTGGTAATATCAGTAACCATGCTAATGTTAAAAGACCCAGCTAACCCCCCTATCTGACCAGCCAAATCAGAAATAGAATTTAATAAGCCCATAATACTTTTAATGGGTATGATACTGTCTAAAAAATTCATTAATAAACTCATAAACCCATCAATGACATTATTAATCATTTTAGAAATGGATTTGATAATAGTCTGTAAGCCATAATAAATTTCTGACAATATACTCAAAGGTATAGCCAATAAATTATTCACGGCTAGCATGACATGGCTGATACTAGACATGACTTGACTAGGCAATCTTCCTAAAGCCTCTAAATGAAGACTTTTATTTAAACCATTAATTTTATCTCCCATACCAGGAGATACGGAATTAATAAGACGAGTAGCAGCATTTCCTAAACCATTTGGACCTAAAGGATCTTGGATAACCCCAGTAAGAGTGCCTAAGGTCTGTCCCATAAAATCAGATATGGGTTTAGTATTGGTTCGAATTTGTTCTGAAAATGTGTCTAAAGATCTAGTGATAGAATCACTAAAACTATCAATACCTCCGGTAATATTTGCCGTTGTTCCTGCAATGTTTTCTGCTGTTTGTTGTGCTAACCGTTTATATCTTTTGGAGTGTACAGCAGCTTGTCTTGTGACATTTTGAATGGAGGAACTAGCTCCCGCTAGGGTATCTATAGCTTCATTACTACCCCCTAATACCGCTTCTCCCATCTTACCGAAAACTTTACCTAAGTGAGGATCCCACATCGCTCTCTTTTTGACTGCTTCCGAAGAGCTTCCTCCGTCTCCAGCAGGGGAAGGTTTATTGGCGTTAGCCTTAACAGTTAAATCAGCTTGATTGTAAGCATCCCATACACTCTTTCCGCTCTTGCGAGCTTCATTAAAGGCTTTGTTAAATTCAGAACCATTCTTTGACGCTTTAACAATAACTTGTTTTTCCAAAGCAGCAGTTTCTGCTTTTATCTGCGCCAGTTCATCTTTAGGTTTAGCCATTTATTGTATTTATGGCTTCAATTTAAAGATACAAATTATGCAAATACTTGTACAGAAATTGAAGATGAGTCCGCCTCAGAAATAATGTTAGAGACTACGTTAGTTTTTTGAAAAGAGGTATTCCAAATACGAACTGTGGTGTCTGTGGGGGCTTCTGTAGGGTGTAGAGTAACTGAAGTACCAAACCCTAAATTTGAAGTATTAGCGGTTTGATGTCGAGAGGTTCCGCAAACAGAATAAGAGGCAGTTCCTAAACTATTCTCGAAAGTGATAGTATAATCTCCAGTAGAGTTTTTGGTTACTCCTGAAACATTATAACTAGCATTAATAGTTGGGGGGTTAGTAGTGCCATTAAAATTAACCCAAGCTTTAGCTAACTTAGGAATTACATCCGTGTAAAGTTTGTCGTAGGTTATTGAACCATCAACAATTTTGTCGGTACTAACGGAATTAGATTGAATAAAACTTTCTTGTATAGAATTGTCTTTTATACTGGCTTGTAAATTACGTGTTGTGTTATTGTACGTAAAATCAATAGTATTGGTGTCTGTTGTGTTGATGGTTTGTGAACTTAAAGCAATAATTGTAGATTCGAGAGAAGTAAAGTTATCTACAATTTTTTGTCTGCTAGTTCCAATACACTCAGAACCTAAAATATTTTGTACTAAAGTAAAAGCCATATCAATTATTTATTCAAGAAGAAATAGGACCTGTGCTTAAAATTACAGGTTCGTCTTTAATGTTTAATTGTTGTTGGGTATACTTTTCAATAAAGATTCTTTCTTCTTCTTTAGTAACTACATTAGCTTTAGGTGCTTCCTTATAAGACTCTACAGAGGCTTTAATGTTGAAACGAACTTCCTGAATTTTATCATACATTTCAGTAAATTCAGGAGTCAATTGAATTTTATCACTATTCTTATTTAAAACATCCATAATGATGTTTAATTGTTTAAAAATTTGATAACCGTATTGTTCAGTAATTACGGTTCCTGCCTCCCGGTTCATTTCGGATTCTAAGAGAACCCACTTTTTATCCACATTGGCTTCTCGATAATCTCGAGGTTGTAGTTCGCTAATATCTCTTAGACTACCTGTTTCATAATCCCCTACGTAAACATTTAAAGTGGGATCAAAAGAATCAGGCATTTCTTTATAAAGACCATTAACTGGTTTAAAATTAGTGAAGCCGATAAATCGACCGTTTTCTGAGAATAGAGCGTAGTTTTTCATTATTGATCTAAAATTGTATCGTAACCTTTAAGAGGGTTTAAACCATATACGGCAGTATATCGGGTTTTTTCTCTTACTGGGTTGACCCAATGCCAACGATATTTAGGGATTTGAACGAGGTTTCCTGCAATATCTGGTAAAAATTTATATTTACCATCAAAGTCTTCTAGAGTAAGACCATCTAAACTGGAGGTAGATAAATGCAGTAAAGCAAATTGAGGATAACAATCTTTATGGGGTAAAATGTAATCCCCTACCTCATACTTTTGAATTTGAAGAAAGTGATAATCTCTTTCTTGTATGTTAAAAGACTTTAATAAAAAATTTTTAACTTCTTCTGGAATGTCAAAAAATTCCGCCTTTTTATCATAAAAGAGGGTTTGAAATTTGCTAGTCCCACATTCCGTAACTACATCATCTCTTTGTTTAAAATTGAGATTGTTTTTGTTTTCTTGTAAATAATCGTAAATATTGTTTATGGTTATTTCCATATATTAATATATACTCCAAGCTGCGGGATTATTCCAGTTTAAGGTAGAATTAGATGAAGCGCGAGTAAATTTAGGAAATCCTGCATCGACACTATAATTTGTACCATCAAAGGTTAATTTATAAATGACGAAAATAGGAGTGTATATGTTGTAAGTGTCGTTTATATTGGCAGACCAGGAATAACCGGCATAATAAGTGTGATATTCCGTCACCCAATAAGTTCTGGTTCTGGTAGTCCAACCAATGCCGATTCTGCGAACTCTTTGAACTTCTACTCTTTGCGATTGTGTAACCCGTGTATATGGAACAGTTCCTCCACCAGATCTTTGATAGTTTTGTGCGTTGGTATACCAACCTGTTTTTTGATAAATGACGTAAGCAATATCTCCTTTTTCAGAAACTGTGGTCAGATTAAGACCAGTGGGTTTATTAACAAAATTTTGGATAGTGGTTGTGGAGGGTAAAGTTAAATTTCCTGAATTAACACCATCTTCGGAGTCTGTTGCAGAGTTTGGCCCGTAATAGAAAAAGGTTCTAACATTGACAATGTCATCTAATTGTTTTTCTATATCACAAGCCGCTGTTTTTAGTAATTCAAAGTTATTGTTGATCTTAGTTAAAGAATCTCCAATGTTTTCATTACCATAAATGAGTTGTACGTTTGTTGCGCAAGAGTCAGCCATATATTAAGTCCAAGATTCGAAAGTAGTCCAATTTTGTGGTTTATTCCAATTACTGTTGGGAGTTCCGGTATTGGAAGTAGATCCCTTAGTAAATTTAGGAAAGCCGATTTCTACATAATATTGTGTATCAATATAATTTAATTTCCAAATTATAAACGTTGGAGAAATTTGTGTTTTGAGATCATTAGTCACCGAAGCTGGGGTTAATCCGGGAGTGGTTGCTACTTTTTTTAAGAAGGCACTGAGTGTGCTAGAAACGGGTGATCCGGAAACTGAAAATAAAAATTGTGTTCCTGGAGTGTTTTTAAAAGGTCTAGGAATCAATCCTTTAGTGGTTTTGGGTGCAGGATAACCTTCTGACCAAATAACACTATATGGATCCCATTCCATATAGGTATCATCCCCCATTCCTGTAGCTGTATAGTTATATTCTGCGGTTTGCCCCGTAGGAGTTTTAAACTTAACGTTTATTGTTGCTAAATTATTAGGAGTACCATCTGCTGCAGCCGTTACGGAATGATAGTCATCTACGTTATACCACTTATTAAATTGAAGGGTCACTGAACGTCCAATAGAATAATTCTGAGATGATCCCGTTTGAGGATTAAACCCAGAAGACTGGGAAGGCAAAGCTCCTTGAAATCCTGTTTTTTGGTATAAAACATAAGCTACATCTCCTGGATTAGAAATAGCTGGGAGATTAAGCTGTGAAGGACTATTAGCAAAAGCTTCAATAGTTAAGTTAGAGGGTCGAGTTAATAAATTATCATCCATTCCAGAAGCCGGGGCTACCTGAGCGTTAGGTCCATAATAAAAGAATGTTCTAATTTGTTTGTTGGCATTGGCTCTTTCTCTAAGAGTACAAACTATTTCATTTAATTCATTAAAATTATTATTGATAACGGGTAATGAATTTCTTAAACAAGAAGTACTTTCAATAGTTTCAATAAGTGTATCAATACAAGACGCCATATTTTTAATATTGTGCCCAGGTTGTTGGGTTGTTCCAATTCGGAGAAGACAATGTTTGTGCTTGTGAGAATTTAGGATAACCTGTCACTACAGTATATTTACTACCATCATAAACTAATAGCCAGATGATGAATACCGGAGAGTAGGTGTCGAATCTTTCCGGGGTTGTAGTAGACCAAGGAATATCTTGAGAAAAGCTAATGACTCGAGCTGTTGCTACTCCACTAGTTACTCTGGTTACTTGGTTTTGGTAAAATCCTGTTTTTTGGTAAACTACATAGACTTGATCATTGACTTTAGAGATGGCTGGAACGTTTAATTGAGAAGAACTATTTACAAATGATTCAATAGTAGAGTCTGAAGGTCTAGAGGCTGTATTGTCATTCATGCCACTCACAGGGTCATTAGCAGCATTAGGCCCATAATAAAAAAATGTTCTTACTTGTATGGTGCCATCTAATTTAGCTTTTATGGAACAAAGTTCTTCTCTTAAATTATAAAAATTATTATTAATCTTTATAAGAGAATCTCCGATATTTTCAGAGGGTCTGATAGTAGAAGTATAAGTTGGACAGGTTGCCATTAATGATATTTATTGACAAAATTGAAAGACCAGCAAGGTTTCTGAACTATGAGATTGTTTAGAAAAGTGCATTTGTGTTTTTTGTAACCTTTGTTGTAAAGTCAAAATGCTATTTTTAAATGGATTAGAAATTATCTCTAGATGTTGATTATCAATGACAACACCGAAATATTTTGGCTTTAATTTTAAACAATTGTCTACTGTTTTACGCCACCAGTCAGAAAAATCGTTTAAGTCTTTGAATGATTTATTATTATATTTTTCTTTATTAAAGTATGGTGGGCATGTGAATATAGCGTCTACCTTTTCATTTGGTACAAATTCTTCACTTTTTTTATTGTGAATCTCTACCACATCATTTAATTCTAAAAAGTTTTTTATTTTTTCCGCACCGCTAACTGTTTTAATATCAAAATCATTATAGATATATTTTTTGACATTAGTGCCTAACAATCCAATCATTCGATGACCCCAACCACCACAAGGATCATAAACACTTTGAATAGAATAATCTGTTAGAAATTTTTTAAACCATAAAGGAGAAAAATGTGAATACCCGTAATAAATTCCTGAAATTTTAAATCCTCTTAGGATTTCAGCATCAGTTAATTCTTCAGAACTTTTACCCAAATATTGGCATCTATTATCTATCAATTTTTGACGTACATTATTATCACTCCAAAGAATTCTTTCTTGGTCATAAAAGTGAGGTTGAAAATTTAAAACAATTTTATTATGTGTTGGTAAAATTTCATAATTCCCTTCTTTTTGTAGATAAAAATTTTTTTCGTAATTTAATTTTTCTAACGGAAAATTTAAATTTAAAGTTAAACGATTACCTTTGGATAAATTATCCGTCTTCCAAAGAGGTTGAAAATTACTATAATGACACAATTGCTCAAGAGTATAACCTTCATTAATTTTATCTAAAGGAATAATATGATCTAAATGCCATTCAGATCGATTGTCCCAATTCATACCTTCTTTAAAACGAACCTCTAAATAATTTTTAAACTCCTCTATAGAACAACCCAAATAACTTAAAGAACGATTAGTCTTGATATCTTTTCCGTGTTTTAACGCTCTATTTAAAGACATTCTTAAAGCCTGTTTCAAATGAGTAATAGGATCATTGTGGTATCTCGCTAATTCTAAAGCTTGCAGTCTTTGTTTATTTTCTAATCTATACTTTTTAACATTAGCTTGATGAGCCTTTTTGTTCTTTTGATAGTTTTCTTTAGCTCTTTGCTTGTAATGTTCTATATTTTTAAGTCGATGTCCTTTAACAGTCTCTTGAATTTTTTCTTTATTAAGTTCGTAGTATTGTTTTTGTAATTGTTTATAATGTTCTGTCTTACGAAATTCTTGAGATTTTAATTTTCTTTTTTCGACATAGTCTGTGTTATTTTTGTGTTTATTGTGGTAGTCTCTAGCCTCTTGTTTGGCCTTTTCATTTAACTCAGGAAAACACCATCTTTGCAGAGTTCTCTTACCTGCCTGTCCTTCAAACTGTTTATAAACCAAATTTATGTTTTGATTTTCAACAAAATATTTTAAAACCTCTTTTTTTAATTCTTTATTCACTATTATTATTTATCCACCCAGATATGATCTATCACATAAAAGGAAAAAGAAAACCCCGACCTTTCGATCGGGGTTTGTTGAGACTCTTTTTTGCCTGTACCTATTAGAGGTAAATGGCGGCTGAACCTGGTGTGAAGCTTTCGCCGAAACCGGTGCAGATTACAAGGTGGTAATAAAGATCAGCACCCCAAATGTTGTCAACAACACCATAGCGGGTCAAGAGACCAACGCGTGGGCTGAAGTCGTTTGGAGCGACAGTTCTTTGTACCATGACAGGAATGTATGGGCAATATAAAATACCGCTGTCATACACTTCACTGCCTTTGTAACCTAAGAGAGCATAGTCAACTGTAGCAGCGCGTGGGCTGGCATAACCAGCGTTGGCGTAACTATCAGCAGCTTGTGCTTCTGTGCGGGTATCGCGATAGATCTGGAAACGACCACCAACTGAACCAACCTTAGCAATACCGACAGGTGATGTGTTAACATTACCTTGGGTAGGAAGAATGGTGAAGTTAGGAAGTGTTTCTAAGAGAGCGCAAACACGGGGTGTAGCGATGATGAAGTTGGCAGGACCGCGACGGTTACGTACAGCAACACGGTTAGCTTCGACAACAACACGGTTGTAGAAGTCACGGGCACGCTCAGCACTCCAACGGCCATCAGCCGAGATTGCGGACCATGTGGAATAGCCTTTGCCTTTACCGGCGTTGAGGCAGGTTTGGATCATACGCGCGATCATTTCGCGGTCGATTTCAGCCTGGATCTCATAAGACATGGCATTGGTAAGTTCGTTATCAATGTCAATTCCGTTCATGTTTCTCAGATCTTGCTCGAGTTCAACGGACCATTTAGCAGCGAGACGGCGTGTGCCGGCTTCAACTGCGGTCTTCTCGAATGAAACGGTTAGCTGTGGGATCTTTGAGGACAACTCAAATTGGGAAAGAAGGGCAGCAACACCTGCATCTTCAGGGAGGATAGCGAAATCGCCATTTCCTGAAAGCTTAGCACTGGATGTACCAGTGAAAGCGGTGTTTAAGTAGTTGTACCCGATTTCCTTACCTTGTGATGTCGCTGTGTTTCCACTGATTGGGCCTGATGGGTTAGAACCGTCACCATTGGCGCTGTAGCCGAGGGATGTACCTTCGTACTTGTAGCGCATAGCGAAAGCGAGACCAACTGGACCAGTCATGGGCTGAACGCCAACGATTTCGTTAGTGATCAACTCAGGGAAAGTACGGCGAAGCATCGGGATGAGAACCTTAGGCAGACGGGCGTCACCAGTAGCATAGGTATCGCTGTTTGGTACAGCGCCACCATATTGACCTGCGTTAACAGTGCCAAATACTGATCCGGTTCCACCTGCTTGGTTTGAAGCCTCAAAGCACCACTTTTCTTGGTTCTCAAGAACCATAGCGGTGTTTAAGCGAACTCTTTCATCAGAGATAGGAGCGATCTTGTTAGATGTGAAATCCAATACTGGAGCCCACTTTTCAACAAGTGCTTCGGCCTTTGATTTATCGATGTGCAGAAGTTCCATAGTTTTTTTCTCCTTTGTTATAAAGAAACGCGAGTATGAATCAATTAATGTCTAAGGTTTAATTTAGAACCATCTAATTTTTTCATCTCATTCAGATATCCGCTAACACCTGTTTCTACTTTAGCAGGTGCTACAGAAATCTCTTCCTCAAGAAGGTTTTCAGATTTGGGAACGTCAACGGCCTCAACTATCCGCTTTTGAACCTTTTCTCTGGCAACGTCTTCTTGCTCGGAGATTTCCTTGTCGAACATCTCAACTACATATTGGTAATTTTCTAAAATGTAGCTTGGAGACTTGCCTTTAAGAAGCTTATTAACATAGTTTTTTGTAGCTTCGGGCATGTCTTTGGTTTTTTGTTCAAGTAATAGAGCTGACTGAACTTGATTGAACTTATGGTTCAACTCAGTGTTAGTCTCTAATGCTTCGTTTAATTCCTTCTTTAAGGAATCAATTGTTTTTTTTCCATCAACCAGAGCTTCCTTGATCTCTGTGTTGATAAATTCTTCGTTAATTCCAACAATCTGGCGAATTTGCTTTAACATGCTTTGCGCCTGAATGTTTTCAACGGCTTCGTTGATTTGTTTAGTTGGAACTACTTTTTCTAAATAAAGATCCATATAGTTAGAAACTTCTTCTACGATTCTTTCTTGGAAAGACTTAGCTTCTTCTTGAAGAGCGGTTTCATACTTTTCAACTACGGATTGAAGTTTTTGTGTGTGATCTTCATCAATCTTCTCAAGAACCTTGGTCATCTTTTGAGCGTGATCGAAATCAATAGCTTCAACAAGTTTTTGTAACTTGGCTGAGTGATCTGCATCAATAGCTTCGACGAGTTGTTCTAATTTTGCAGTGTGATCTTCGTCGATTTTAAGAAGAGCGGCTTCAGTTTGAAGTTGAGCTTTTTGTTCGGCTTTTTCATCGACAGCCTTTTCAAAAGCTTCATGAACACTAGTAAGAGTTTCTTCAGTGATAAGATCCTTGAATTGTTCTTTAAGAATTGTTTTGAAATCCATAGTTATAATTTTATTTATCTAAATTGGTGTTACTTTTCCTGATTATTAATGCTGTTTCGAACTTTGTTTTTAATTTTTTCTGCTACAACTTGTTCTAAACTGTTTTGTGCATTTGAATAGTCTTTATTAGCGATGTCACCAATAAACTGTTGAACGGCCTTTTTAACTTCTTCGTTCATGAGAGAAGTTGTATCTTTTTCTTCATTCAACTTCTCTCCTCTCTTTTTGAGTTCTTGTGCTATTCTTTTTAATTGTTGACCAAAAACAGGACTGATGCCTTCATCATCTTTGTGCTTCTTCCACATTTTTTTTAGTTCAGTGGTACTGGCGTTAGTTATTTTTTTTAGATCCATAAAGTTATTTACCTGTTTTGAGAGTATTAATAAAGCTCAATAAAGCTTCTTTGAGAAAATTGTCTGTGCCGTGTTTTGGATAGGTCTTTACGGTTTCTTCTAATTGTTTGTAAGCTCTAGCAGCACACTCTACAATAGAACCATCAGGACGGACCATCCATTCTTTGGATTCCATGATGGACTCTAACATAGCATTTTGAACGGAAGGTTGATGAACTACATCTAAACAAATTAAATGGAAATTGGAAACGTTCTTAGCTCCACCAGATTCAGTGATATTACCTAAAGCTCTAGAAGAGATACCCATCTTAACATTGTCTTGAATTAAAGACTTTAAAAGAAGTCCCATTGGAGTATTCAAAACTTGTGACTTACCCATGAAGTAATTTCCACTTTGTTTTAATTCGGTAACTAAGTGGCAAGCATTGACAGGATTGACTTCTGTAGATTGAGGATGATTCATTTCTCCAATAGCTCGACGGCTTTTGATCATGTCATCAGAATATCTTTCTACCTCGCGAACCATTTCATCTAAACGATAGATTCTACCATTTTGATTTTTTTGTTCAGCCATTAAGAAAGGACCAGTGATATAAAGCTTTTGTTCACCGAGTCTATTTTTCTCCTCGACTAAAAAGTCAAGGCCTTCGTGGATGTCTTCTACTAAGAATTTTAGTCCCATGGTTGTATTATTATTTATCTCAGACAGTAACAAATTCCATTTTTGTTAAAGAAATAATTTATTTTTGAAAGAGATGCTTTTCCGTCAAGACACAGAACTCGTAAGATTTTTTCTTACACCATTCTTGAGCACTCTTCCATTTACATTGGTTTTTAACATACTCAGCTTGTCTTCTTAAAAGAGCTTTCGTATTTCTTCCGGGTTTTGGGGGAATAGTTTGGTTGTAAGGTTTAATTTCTATTAGATATTTTTTAAAAGACCCGTCTTTAGTTTTTAACGTAATATTGAAATCGACAAAATATCTATGAAGTCTTCCCGTCATAGGGTTTTGATAAGGAATAATAATAGTTTCAGATCCCCAAGAAATTACTGCTGGGTTATTATCGCTCCACTTCATGAAAGACAATTCATATGAAGAACGATATATTATAGGAGTAGTGCCTTTATATTTTTCAGGGTAATGAGGTTTAAATATTCCCTGTTTGAATTTAGACGTTCTTTTACGAAACATTACGAAACATTACCAAGCCTTACAGCTCCAGTGGCCAGCGCTTAACTTAGACTTCTTTTGATCACATTTATGACGCGCCCGGAATGATTTCCTTCTAGCAGGAATATTCTTTTTAATTTTCATATTAGCGTCACCGAAACGTATAATTTTTTCTTTATTTCCTTCTTTAGCCTTAACTACAAATTTCTTTTTTCCGTAACCAGGTTCTCCTTTGCGAATACGACGAGGTTTATTAGCGGGCATTTTATCTTTATCAGTAGCCTCTTCTAAAATTTCTAAAACAGTATCAACAAAATTCATAAAAGTATTTAACAAAAATCAACCCAAAAAGAACATGGGGATGTTGGCATCTTCATGTCCTTGTTTTAATTCTGCTTCTAATGTGTCTCTTTCAGCGATTCCTTGAGACAAAAAGTCTTGATAGTTTACAGTACCTCCACCGAAAAGATTGGTAGCGGGGTATTTTCCTCGGACTGTAGCCACTGTAATTTTAGACAAAGCGAGAGTATATCTTTGGATCCATCTTTCTTTAACTAAGTCTTTAATAGGTCTTTCAATATAACATCCTACTATACCTAAATAAGAAAATTCTGGAAAAGGTTCTGGTATAATTTTTAATATTTGTGTTCTGGCATCAAATCTAAAATGAGGAGTTTGTGCTAAAACCTTTTTTCTTGTATCAATAAATCCTTTAAGAACTTCCCAGGTTACTAAATCAAAGCCAAAATTACCCACCATAT